GGGGAAGAAGTAACGATTACATATATCGATTTCGATTATCGTAGTTAGTATCGGAATCCATTAAATCCAAATAGGTGAAGGAGGCTCTCAAACATGTGGGCTAACTTCACATTCTTTGTAGATATAAGAACTCGATATCCCTTGGTATCCTTACCACGCTTTCGGTGTCTTTGCATCCTCTTATTAATATGCTTGGTCATTCCAACATAGTGTTCTTTGGGAAGATAGTAGACATGGAAAATCTTTTTACGAGTAGTATCGATCTTCCTCTTACACTCTTTGCAATATCTTTGAACGCCTTGCGGTCGTGTATTACTTCTATGGAACTGATCCGCAGGTTTATGTTTTGTACACCTGCTACACCTATGATGTTTCATGAAATTCTTGGAGAGAAGATTTGATTATCTCCAGTTCAAGCCTGATCCTTTGAGTGGTCGATTGTAGTACCGACACTATCTTCTCTTGGCTTACTACTGGATTGCCTTGGTAATCAAAGAGCTTTTCATAGAGCGCATCAATCTCCTTGTGAGCATTATCACAAGCAAGATGATAGTATTTACCTAGTTCTTTGTGTTCCATGGCAGTTGTTGTTTTTAATTTACTTAACTACCATGATAAAAATTATCTCACAAACTATGAGTTATTAACAATGTCTTGAACGACTTGGTCTACTTGTGCTTGATTGCTAGGTATATAGATAGCGTAGTCTCCCATATTATTTTGTTGGCAGTAATTTAGAAACATCTTAAACCTTAAAGGAAAACTATGTTGGCTAGGTACATATCCCTTGGTCTCTATAATAAACTTATGCTTTTCGCTCACAAAGTCGGGAGTGTATGTAACTGCTCTGATCACTCGGTTCTCCTTAATACCAAATCCTCGTGAAGCCTTTTTACCATACCTCCCTTTATGTTTGAAGCCGGGGAATATCTCATAAGTGTTTTCTTCGTACTCGAAGTCTATCTTTGCTTCTTTAAGTTTCTTGTAGCAATACAACTCTAGTTTTGATTGGAAGGTAATACCATTGTATACACTCTTCTTGCTATTGACTGCTCCTCTTTTCTTCTTTCTCATAAACTAAATCCATCTTCAAGGCTCATCTTGGGGACATCGTATTTCTTGTAGTCCTCTAGGCGTTGTGAGATAGGCTCAAATAATTTTCTTCTATCCGCACCTTGTACAATATAAAACCCTGTCTTTTGATTGTTGATTTCAAATTCAATAGGAGAAGAGAGGGGGGTGGGCTGACCCCCCGTCTCCGTCACACGAACCTTGCGAACATGTAGTTCCGTAGTTCTTCTAGTGATCGGGTCTTCTGCCTGTACCTTTCTATGTATGGTCAAGAATCCGCTACATCTATTCACCCACTTACCACCATGCTCACTATCCTCTGCGTAAGGAGCGATAGGTAGACCCATTGCATCCTTTCTTCTTTGCGCCTCCGTAACGGCATGGGTGTTTAGCCATACGGCGATCTCGTTGTTGTTTGCAAAGTTGAGCAGTTCACTTGCTGCCTCGTAGTGATATTCATGAATGCCTATCTTATTCTCTGATCCTATTTGAATCTTAAGACTATTGTATGGGTCAATGAACAAAGCATCTACCCCACCTTGCTTCATGCACTTCTCTGTGAAGATAAGTATGTCGGTATAGGAATACATGTCTCGGTTACCATATATAATGAAGTGGTCTTTGACCCATTCGTATGCATGTTTTCTTTGTTTGTATGTCATCTGGGCGATAGGTCTGTCCACCGCAAACTCCATGAGCTTCATCTTTACGGAAGCCGTAGTGTTTTCGGAACTATACACACACCATTTCCATCCATGTTGGATAGCACTGTTTACCATAAGAAATAAGCAAAAGGTTGTCTTCCCTACATTGCTATGACCATTAAGAATTAGGAACTCTTTCTTGTATCTAAAGTATTCATCGAGGTGTGGGTCTCCTACCGATAGACCTATCTCAATATTACCCTCGGCGTATGCGTTAATCCATTTGAAGTCATCCGAGTCCGAAGAGATAAAAGAGTAGTCGCCATCATCAATATCCGACTTGCGCTTGGACATTTTTTCAAGTGCAATAACCTCGTTGATAGGTAGACCCTTACCATACTCGATGCCGGTGCGGATGGTTTCTTTCGCCGTTTCTATCGAGTTGATATCTCTCTTGCTAATCTCTCTTTCTAGAACATGTATAGCCTCATCCTCTTCCATCCGACCTGCTGCGATGTAGCCACCACACAATCGTGATGCACGGAGCAGTACATTATGCTTCTCACCATCGAGAGCATTTCCAATCATTGTTGCTACGAGGTTGAACTTTACATAGTCCGTTATAGGTTTTCTTTCAATGGGCTTCTCGTTCTTCTTTTCTTTGAGTGCCTCATCCGTGTAGAAACTTCCGAATCTTTTGACATCATCGTTAACGATCAGGTCCGGGTCATAACTTTCGTAACACGCTCTTGATTCGTTCTTGCCTGTGGGGTCTACCTCCAACCCATAGGTCTTATCGAAATACTTTTCGAGGGCATTGAAATGGTCACGATGTCTTTCTGGATTCGTAACAGGAACAAGTGCTTTGATTCCGTCTCCACTTGGAGACACCCAACATGCATAGACATGCTGATCGGTGGCTATGACCCCCTTGTTTTTTTCGATATCAATATGATCGAAGTCTAAACATATAAAACCGCTATGGTCTACCAATCCGTTGTCCTTGCGTATAGTAAACACACCGCTCCACAACACGCATGGTAATTGGTTTTTTAATTCGGACTTTTTCTTACCATCACCTGTCTTGCGAATCTCCTCGATCAGTTCCTTGCTCTTTCCTTGTTGTATCCGCTGTAGTGCTACGGAAATATCCTTGTGAAACGGCTGATCCTTCTGATAAATGTTCTGGTATATTGTTACTTCCTTCATGGTGTTCTAGATATAGTTGGTGTTTTAATTCTTTCTTCAGGTGTACTATTGCTTTAATAATGTCTTGGCTCATTGGGTTTCCGGGTTTCTTCCCCGCCCTCATTATATATGTCAAGGCAGTGCCTAGGTTGTAGTTGTCTTGTTGAAAGTCAAGCACCACATCCATTGCTTCTATTTCTTTGTGCTTCCCTATATAATAAGAAGGCACATCATTTAAATTATAATCCACAGTATCCACTATCACATTCATTAAAATCTTCATCAAACAATTGGAACTGCATCTTGAAAGACTTGATGTCCTCATAACGAGTTCCCTTCTTAAACCTCGCCTTATCATTCTCTTGTCTTGCAAACCAATCAAACTTGTTCGGTGACTTCTGCGACATGTGTTTCAAAAGCATTTCATTTCTATGGAAACAACCCACACAATTATTTAGATAGGCAAAACGCACTGGCTTGTCTTTCCAATACGACTCTATCTGATCCTTATATATGTTGTCATGGATCAGTGGGAAGGAGCATACACGATAAGGCATCTCCTTGTATCGGTTGCTCAACCCGGTCTTGCTCTTACCTATGATAAACTTTTCCCATTGGTATCCATCATCTTGGTATCTATTAATCATGGAGTTAGCTCGCTTCACTTCATTGGCTCTAAATCCAATACGCATATCCACGGGCAGTTCTATGTTCTCATAGCACCATTGCTTGATAGGGTTTACCTTGAGCTCCGTAGTACAATAGCGTTGAGTTACATTCGGAAGGTATAAGTATTCTCCCCCAGTCTTCTTGTCGCCACGCACAATCACATCATCAAAGGTGGGTCCAGTCAACCAATGAATCTTTTGACCAATAAACTGCTCAAGATCGAGTATGGTGTATATGATTTCATCTTGCTCTAGAGTTCCAATAAATTCTTCCCCTAATTTGTCGCTCACTAATTGTCGAACCTTTGGATCAGGGAACATGCATTCCTTGTCGCTAGTACGAACGAGAGCAAACACATTGTAATCAGCCGGGTAATGCACGGCGATGTACGATGAGGTCTTACCCCCACTTAATGAGTTAACTGTCTTCATTCGAATAAAGGTTTTACTTTTTCAGCAATGGCTTGAACGACATCCACTGTCACGGCATTACCGCATTGCTTGTATCGTTGGGTTTTGCTAATCTCTTTTACCTCACCATCAAATACTCCATACAAGGTATGATTATCAGGGAAACCTTGCAACCTTTCACACTCGATTGGAGTAAGTCTACGAATTCTTCCGTACTTAACGAATTGATCAGTGTTACCACCGCTCCCAGTACTTCCGTGAAGAGTGTTGGCTTCATCTTTTAATGTGCGCTTAACTACCTCACCATGCTTGTCACGGCTATAGCCTACTACCTTTGGGTCTTTGTAATCACGAGCCATGAGCGTTGGGCTAATTTCTTTAAAGGCTATTTCTCTAGGGGAGAAATTACTAACCTTTGGCGTTAGCATTTCTACGAGTTGCATTCCCGAGTGGAGGGAGGCTTGACCTCTTGCTGTAAGCGTTTTGCTAATGGGTCTTCTTGTGCATTCCATTTCTCCATCTTCGCCACTTGACTCGATGAGAGGAAATACTCCTCGCCAATCTCTTCGGGTTTCTGCAAGATATCCGACAAGGTACACTCTCTCACGATTCTGGGGTAAAAACCACGCCGTGTTGAGCAACTGCCATTCGCAGTCATAACCCCCAATGTCGGCAAAGGCTTGGAGGATTCCCGCAAAATCTGCCCCAGCATTTGAGGAGAAAGTTCCTTTAACATTCTCCCAAATAAAAACTCGTGGTCTGCATTGTTTGATAAGCCGTATTGCTTCAAGGATAAGGCTTGAGCGTTCCCCGCCCATCCCCTGTCGCTTCCCAGCAAGGCTAAAGTCTTGACATGGGCTTCCAAAAGTGATGAGGTCGATTCTTGGTAGGTCTCCTCCGTGAATATCTGTAACTGATCCGACATAAGTTGATGATTTAAATTGGTGTTGGTATACCGCAACGGCATACTTATCTATCTCTGAAAAGAAACTTGTTACTTCGTAGCCGGCTTTCTCAAATCCCTTATGAAAGCCACCTATACCACTAAACAAGTCAAGTTGATTTATTTGCATGAGTTATATCAATCCTCTCTTTATAAATTAACTTGGATGCGAGGCTTTCAAAGGTGTAGTCAGGAAGATCGAAGAGCTCCCGGTATTTAAAGAGTATGAGGTTGTCACCTCTTTTATTCGGTATCACTATAATGGCGTAGTCTACATTAGACTCCTTCATCTTGATATCTAGTTCCGAATTCCTATGATTTTGAACCTCTATCCAAAAACTATTTTTATTACCATCCTTGTCCGTATAAAAGAAGGGGGTCGAAAGCTCTTCGACCTTCAACCCCCAACTCATAGCAATCACAAGGAATATCCTTTCCTTAAGATCAGAATGGTAGGTCATCTGCCACCGCTTCTTTCTTGTTTCCGCTATTGTATTCTTTAGTAGCCTCGCTATGAGGATTGTATACACTAGCCATTGGTTTACCCGCACGGCTAAAGAACAGTGTTAGGTAAACATACCCCTTTTCAGTCTTGTACTTTTGCAAGTCTTCAAGGTGTGTTGCACTTAAGGAAATACGCCAAGAACGAATGTCGCCGTTCTCGGTACGCTTGGGTTCATCAACGAACCCGATCAAGTCTGAATCATACTTTTTCTCTGACATGACAATATAGATTTAAATTAAACTTCAAATTCTGCGAAGAAAGTTTCGGTCGGCGCATCGCTATCGAGGTAACTCATAATGCGGTCAATCGCCATCGTATACTTTTTCTTTCCTCTCTCTATTGTTTCAGGCGTAGCCCGAACCAACGCTGGAAGATAGGGATAAGTTTTCTCTTGTGCAACCCAATAGTAATCATTACCGGGAAACACCGAGGTGTAGACATACGCTTGGATATCATAACCAAAAGAGAACACATCTCTACCAAAAGATTTCACTGATCTACAACTCTTGCTATCCGTGATGAATCCCTCGCCCTTACAGTCTAGGAATCCACGGACTGGAATCTCATCAATAAAAGAGTTGAATTCTACTTGGAATTCACCGGTGAGGTAGGAGTCTTTGAGACCCGTTTCGTCCAATCGATTTATCATATCGATAGCCACTTGGAAATCCTCTTCGCTCACAATATCAAGACCTTGCTTTTTTGCTTCATCACTCATGTCTTGCTTCCACTTGCGATACTTTGCAGTGGCTCGTGGGGACTTGCCCCCGATCTCTTGAATGATATCGTAGTCATCAAAAGTAACGAACCGCTCATCGTATTTCTCTGGCTCAAACAAAAGACAATCGTATACTGATCCAAAGGACAGTGCTTGAGACTCCTTCTTAAGTTGACCCGCCATATACATTTCCCATAGGCGCATGTCTTGGAGGGCATACTTAATCGAGGAGTAGGAAAGGTATTCCTTCCCCACTTTGTCTACTAGTTGATTAGCGAACTTCATTACCCTACAAATTTTTGCAAGGCTTCTTTTTGCTTCTTGGTAAACGAGTCGCCATACTTACCTATAATTCGATCGAAAGCTCCGCTTTTGTCTTTAGACTTTTTGATGTATTCAACGGCATCTTTAAATACATTCTTTTTTGATGTCCCGCTCTCACTATTTGGAGAACTTTCCTGTTTAGCGATAGCCATGGACACCTCATTGCTTGAAGCAATAGAAGACTCAATACCAATACCTAGGTTCGCTAATGCACGACCCCATGCCGAGGTCTCACAGTTTTCTACATAAGAAGTTTTATTGATATGGCTACTTGTTCTATCCTCTTGGGCAAACCCGGTAGCAACGACTGATCCTTGGTCGTTCGTAATAACCGCTTTAATCACACAAGAATCATTGTCCAAGTGAATCATTTCGGTTTCAAGAGACCACCCCTTGTATTCAGGTGCGGTGCGAAAATAAAGGATACGCTGATTTACTTCAACATATTCCTTACCACGGATATTCGTGGTTTTGAATTGGTGTTTTACCATAGTTATTAAATTTAATTATTATGCAATTTACTTTAATCCAGAGTCTTGTGCAAGTCTCTGTAGTTCCCTAGAGATAGCCGATAAACTATATACTAAATAGTTTAGTTGTTCATCCCCGGCTCTCACTAGTTTAGCGTGAAGTTCCTTTTCGACCACCTCAAGGTGGCTCTCGATCTCATTTATATTCATGGCTACATCTTTATGGTTATCTCATCACCTTCGCATATCTCTCCTAGGAGGACTGCCTCTCTAATCTCATCTAGTTTTTCTATCGTTCTTTGTATACGCACGGAATCTCGTTTGCCTCTAATAATTCGTTGGGCCTTCTTTCTATCCGTTATATAGATTTCTCCTAGATCAGTAACCTTGTAAACTCCCATCGACTTCCTCTCCAATAGTCCGTTCTCCACGAGCCGGGAAATATTGGAGGAGTAGTATCCCTTGAGCTTTGTTACGCTAGAGCCATTAACCGCTCTAACATATGATTGGATTTGAATTAGTTGTTCAGGTTCTTCGTTCTTTACGAACTCAAGAATCTTTTGTGTTAGGTTCTTACTCGCCATACGCTTTCTTCCTTAACTTAATTAACACTTCTTGAACCGCTCTCATCTTATCGATGTAGAGGGTATTCTCTCTCATAGAAAACATGAAACAAGCATCATCCAAATAGTCTAATGCTCGTTTCAATTCCTTACGCTCTTGATCAGTCATACTAGTACTCATCAATTTCGACATCCTCGTCCGTTAATTCAACGAACTCATTGCCGTATTCCAATACTTCAAACTCGCCGATGCTCATCATGTCAATAAGGAACTCTTCGGCTTCAAAAAGGTCTAGGTCAACACGACCCTTTACCTTAATCTTTACGACCGCTTCTACATGTGCGTGAGCGGTTCTTATTTCTCGATACTCTCTACTCATACTATATGCTCTAAACACATTACACAAAATCCAAACTCTTCAGTATCGTGCGTATTGATATGACCGCACTCTTCACATTCGATATCTTCCACTCCTTCGGTATTGGAGATTTCCTCCATGCGCTCCGCAGTAAGTTCATCATCATCATCATCATCAAATCCCATATCATCGTATCCTTTAGGATCAGAATCATTATCAATTGACTCGAAGGCTTTTTCTAAAAGCTCTCTATCAAACACCTCAAAGATATCTTTATCATCATCTTCATTATTCATCAAGAACCATCCTTGACCATCACGCACCTCACTTTCTAAATCCCATTCCGTGTAGTAGAAATCAAGGTCGTTCTCTTCACACACATCAAAGTATTCGTGAATGATATTTTCAGCACCTAGAATGCGCTCCTTATCAACCTCATTCCAAAAAGAGTCTTGGACATTTAAGTCTTCGGTTATCTCTTTAATCATGATGTCATCATCATCACAACAGTAGTGGATACCATTGTCCCATACATAGCCTCCAATCATAGGCTTGTGTGTTACACTACAAAGGCGGGGTCCAGTTTCTAGGACTTCCTTAATATCACTTTGGGAAATGGTGAGTTCGGTAGGGTCACCTTTTTGGTAGACTAGTTCCGGGAACCTTTTGAAGTGAACTCGGTACTTTGTTTCGTA